GAATGAGTTTAACAGAAAGCTTATAACAGAGAGAAACACTTATATTGATTTGGATGAAAGAGAATTGTTGAGAACTGATATGAAGTCTTCTGCTGAGTATTACAATTCGCTTGTTGCTGGAGGAATTATTACTGTTAATGAAGCAAGAGCAAGTCTTGGATTCAATAAAGTTGATGGTGGAGATGATTTGCATATTGCTTATACTGATATAGCACAAAATACCATAACAGGCAATGATAGCGGAGGCGATGATACTTCTGATATTTCTGGCGATAATAATGAGTCAGCAGAATAAAAACAGAAATAAATAACAATAGAAAACTAATGATAATTTTATCATGAAACAATATAGGTCATTTTTACAAATAGCTCCAAAATTGGAAGGCAGAACTATTTCTGGTACAGCACTTGTTTTTGATTCTTGGTCAAAGATGTTGTATGATCCAATGATTGGTAATTTTTAGGAGAAGATTCAGAGGAATGCTCTAACTTAGGAAATACTTGATAATTCCGATATAGTTGCAAATATGGATCACGACCGGAATTATATCATGGCCAGAAGAAAATATGGACAAGGAAATTTGGATTTGACTATTACAGAAACAGGTCTTGATTTCAGGTTTGATTGTCCGGAAACTGTTAAGGGTGAAGAACTTCTGCAGCATGTTAAAAGAGGTGAGATTGATTCTTGTTCATTCTGTTTCTCTTTACCGGAAGACGGTGAAAACTGGTACATGGAAGGTAATACTTTATGCAGAGAGATAACAAAATTTGAACGTCTGTATGACGTTAGCTGTGTATTTTATCCTGCATACGAGCAAACTTCATGTTCTGCAAGAAGTGTAGAACTGGCCAAAACAGCTCTTGAAAAAAATAACGATTCATATATGAACAACGAAAACGAAAACATCGAGGTTAAAGAAGTTGAACAGACTCCACAGGAGCTCCAGGATGAGCAGAAACCTCAAGATGAGCAGGAAGTCAACCAGACTGAAGAAACTCGCTCAGAAGAGCCCGAAACAATCCAGAATGAGTCTGAAACTCAAGAATAGAACAATCCCGAAACAGAACAAAAATCAGAAGAAACACAGGAAAATGAAAATCCTGAAAATAGAGAAATAAATATAAACGATAAAAATAAACAAATACATAACGTTATGAAGAAACATAATTTACTTCAACAGCAAATCCGTGAGGCTATCGAAAACGGTACTAACAAGGTTGAGCTTCGTGCTGCTTAGGATATCGTTGGTGTTAATGCAACTCAGGGAACAGATACAATCGTTGGACTTCACGATGATGTGGTAGAAACCGAAACAAAGGACTTCTTAGAGCCCTTATATGCTGAATCAGTTTTTGGCAAGCTTGGTGTTCGTATGTACTCAGGCCTTCCAATGGGTGACATTCGTGTTCCTGCAATGGCTGGTGGTACTGCAGAATGGGAATACGAGAATGCAGATGCTGATTTCACTTCAAACGACTTCAGCTCAGTTATTCTGAAACCTAAGAGAATTACCGCTTACATTGACATCAGCAAGATGTTAATTGCTCAGGACACTTTGAATGTTGAGTCCATGATTCGCAGAGACCTTTACAATGCTCTTATGAGCAAAGTTCAGAAGACCTTCTTAGGTGCTGAAGCTGGTACTGCTTACAAACCCGCTGGAATTTTCTACGGTGTAACCGCTACAGACATTACTTCTTACAAAGACCTTTGCGATATGGAAGCTGATGTAGCTGATTCCAACATTGGTGGTGAGAAGAAATATTTGATGAGCAATCATGCAAAAGCTGCTCTGAGAAATATGGCTAAATCAGTTCTCACTAATGAATTGGTTCTTAACAACGGCACTATAGACGGAACTGAAATCGTGGTTTCCTCAGATGTAGCAGAAACCAACTATGCTTACGGTGCATTCGATTCAATCGTATTCGGTTCTTGGGGCGATGTTGACCTTGTTATCGATCCGTATACCCAAGCTCGTAAAGGTGCTATCCGCTTGGTTATCAACGCTTATTTCGACTGGGCTAAGACCCGTGTAAGCGAAAACGTACTTGCTTACGGTTCGATTAAAGAAGCTGACAATACCGAAGGTAATGATGATAATCCTTAATCTTCTTATATTCTAATTTGTCATATTAACAATTTTTCCTGGAGGATTCAAAAGAGTCTTCCAGGTTTTTGTTTAATAAATATATCAAACAAGACTATTTCCTAAAGATGTTAGATTTAAAGACAATTAAAAAACACTGTAACGTCGATCCTTATTTCACTGACGACGATCTTTATCTGTTAGAACTTGCTCAGACAGCTAAGATTATAATATTAGATGCTCTTGACAGAGAAGATATTTCTGATATATACGATGAAGAAAAAGACGAACTTATTGGAGGTTTAAGATAGGCTCAATTGCTTTTAATAGGACATTTCTATGCAAACAGAGAAGCTGTTTCATATGGATCACCGTCCAAGCTTCCGTTAGGTTTTGAGTATATTCTGCAACAGCATAAATCTTATGATTTCTCTAAAGCAAATAATGGTGTTGTAGAAGTAGAGAAAGATAAGTGGATTGAAAATTAATTGTGTCATGTCATGGGTATTTCAGCAGGGTTATTGAATGAGAGAATAAAAGTTCTCAAAGAGATTCATATTATATCTGAATATGGAGATCAGGATATAGCTTATCAGTTTAAATTTTGGTGTAGAGCAAGACATATTGACAAAGAAGGAACAAGAACTGATGTAAACAACGAGATAATCTATACGAATGACAAATAGTTTGAGGTTAGAATTTACCAGGATATTGAAAACACAGATTTGATAGAATGGTATGATTAGCTTTATAGAATTATTAACATATCGCCTGACAGGCCAAATCAAAGAAAGATTATTAAAGTTGAACTTATCAATCAACCTGATTTGAAAATAATTGAAGGAGAAGCTTAATGGCTATTTTTGAAGTTACTGAAAATGCTACTCAAGCTCTATAGAGATTCACTGCTAAAGATTGGTTTGGAATCGAGAAAAGAGCAATGAGGAAAGGTATGAACATAGTTAAGAATGAAGGTAGGAAGAGATTCAGAAGATCTTTGCCTGCTGCTTCACACCGCAATCCAAATTATTCTGATAGATTGGTTGATGCAATAATTGGTTCTGTTAAAGTTGAGAATAACATAACTACATATTTTGAGGTTCATAATGCCGGTACTAGAAAGAAGACTTCTCAAACCTATAAAGCCAGGTTTTTTGAAAAAGGTACGAAACCAAGGGTTAAAGGACATTATAGAGGTAAAATACAGAACAAATATTCTTATATGAGTGGTTTAGATTCAGTATTACCAAAAGCAATGTCTAAAGTAACTGATTAGCTTGACTAGGAAATAGAAAAAACTCTGATTAAAAAACAATACTAATTGATATGGACAATACATTAAAGATAGGAAAATACATAAGACAGTTTCTTGTTGAAGATGATAGGTATAATGAAATTATAGGCTAGAATAAAACATTTCCTATAATTGCTACAAAGCCTGACACACAATGTCCATTTGTTACTTACCAAAGAACAAATGCAAGGGTTTTCTACACAAAAGACGGAAGATACAACAACACACTTTCTGTGCAAGTAACTATTCTTTGCGACAATTATTCTTAGTCTATTGATTTGCTGTGTATAGTCAGAGACATTTTAGAGAATAAAACATATAGGGATGAAGATATTTGTATTAGGTCTATTAAGGTCTCTGAAGTGTCTGAAGACTTTAACGAAGATGTCTTTATTCAGCAAATAACATTCGAGATTGATGCAATTTGATAAATTCATTCATATCTTAAATAAATAATAACAGAAAACATAAACAAAATTAAACACATAATTAATTATGGCTTACACAAGTTTACCAATTGTTAAGGGCGACGAACTTATGCTCTTTATTGACAATAAGTCAATAGCTTATGCGACTTCGCATTCTCTTACCCTGAGCACTACTATGCAGGATATTTCCAGCAAAGACCATGGGTACTTTGCCGCACAAATTTCTGGTGCTAGATCATGGGAAATTTCAACCGAGAACTTGTACACCGACAAATATTTTGATATTCTGTACGATGTATATCTTACTGGTAAGGCTGTTACTGTAGTATTCGCACATGCTACAGATTACGATCCTCTTGGAATTATCGACAAGAAAGAAAACTGGAATCCGTCAACTGGTGAAATTTATTACACCGGAAAGGCAGTTATCACCAATCTTTCAGTAACGGCAAATACTGGAGAGATGGCAACTTACAGCTGTACACTCACCGGCCAAGGTGCTTTCGAACAGAAGAATTCAACCTTGGATGCAAGTGCAGGAACTTGGCCAGCTGTTGCGGATTGATTGATTAAATTAACATAATGAATAAAGTGAGCAAAGGTAAAACTTTGCTCACTTTTTACATATAATAAGAAAGAAATTTTTAATAATGACAAAAGTATATTTAAGTTCAGCTTATTTTGAGATTTGGGTTGATATTAGAGGATATGAAGGAAAATATTAGGTAAGTAATTTTGGGAGGATTAAGTCACTTAACTTTCATAGAACAGGAAAACCAGGAATAATGTCAACACGAGTTGAAAAAACAACAGGTTATATGTTAGTTAATTTAAGAAAGCCCGGTTCAATAGAAACTTTTACTGTACATTATTTAGTCGCTTCTCATTTTTTATTTAATCAGTATGGTTCTTATATTAGAGGTATAATAGATATTCATCATAAAGATGGTGATAAAACAAATAATCATGTTGGTAATTTATTATTTGTAAAAAGAAAGAAACATTTAAGAGAACATTTTGGTAAGAAAATAGCTGTATTAAAAGATAATAGATTAATTGCTGTATATAATTCGATTGCAGAAGCAGTTGAAAAAGGAAATTTTCTAAAGGAAGGAATACTTTATGTTTTGAGGGGTGAACATAAAACTCATCATGGCTGTACTTTTATAGCTTTGTAAAATAAAATAAATATAAAGTAAAATTAATATAAGTTTTTTATGAAGATTAATATTAAGGATCAAGAAGTAGAACTCAAATACAGTTTTAGAGCGTTAATTATATTCGAGGAAATAACTTCAAAGACTCTTACAGTTCCAGAATCATTGAAAGATATTTTGATTCTTTTTTATTCGGTGATTTTGGCAAGTGCAAAGGGTTCATTACAGGATTGGACATGGGATAATTTTATGGATTGGTTAGATGATAATCCAGAAATAACGATTGAGTTTACTCAATGGCTTAAAGATGTTTTGGAAACTCAAAACGGAATAACAGAGAAGCATTCAAAAGACGTTGAAAAAAAAACTCGTCGCAAAAGTTCGACCCGTTAAATGAACAACTGTTACATGAGGCACTTCGTGTCTTAGTAATTCAATTCAAATTAGTTTCACTTGAATACTTCCTTGATTAGATGACAGAGTATGAACTGTATATACTTTATGATAATTTAGAATACAGTGATTTTACAAGTAAGGAAATGTCACGAATACTTGGATATATAATTGCACAAACTTAGTCAAGAAAGAAGTTGAAACCGGAAGACATAATGCAATTTCCGTGGGATGAAAATTATAATAAAGGTAAAGCAGAACACAAAGTAGACACTGAAGCTGACATTGAAAGAGCTAAACGATTCAGAGACAAATTTGAAAAGATACTTATTGAGGAACAAAAGAAAGAAGTTCAGAAATGAGCTTCTTTTTGTCTTATAATAAATATAACAAACATAACAGAAAACAGATGGCATCAGGTTCACTTTATACGTTAAAGGCCCAATTACAAGATAACTTATCTGGACCTTTGAACAATGTAACTAATTCAATTAAAAATTCGGCTAAACAATCAGAGAAAGCTTCTAAAGATTTAAAACAGTTTCAGAACAGTATAACAACTTGTACTGGAAGTTTAAGCCAACTTGCAACAGCATTAAAGACTGGTGATTTTGGATCCTTTGCAACAGGTGCATTGAATGCTGGTACTGCAATTAAATCTTTAGGCCCTATTATAACCGGTTTGAAAGCAAGTTTAGGTGGTTTAGTTGCTGAAGTTACAGCAGCAACTGGAGGATTAAACTTGCTTATTGCTGGTATAGCTGCAGTTGGAATTGGAGCAGCAAAATCGAATATAGATTTACAGAAATCACAACAAGGTGTTCAAGCACTTTTAGGTGTTTCAGATGAAGTTCTTGATGAGTATACTCAATCAGCTATTGAGATGAGTAGAGGAACAACAAGAGCTGCAGGTGAAA